ATACAAATTTATTCAGAATCAAAAAGAATCAAATCTGTATTGGCCGATTTGTTTAATAACAAATTAGACATCAGTACAAACTTACCGATGTGGACAAGAAACACTTGTAAGTTTGGTGATAATTTTGTTTACTTAAAATTAGACCCAGAAAAAGGAATTGTAGGTTGCCAACAATTACCTAATATTCAAATTGAAAGATTGGAAAAAGGAATGAGATTCCAACCTGACAAATATTCCCAAGAAATGGAAAACGATGCGTTGAAGTTCACTTGGAAAGAAAAGAACATGGAATTTAACACTTGGGAGGTGGCTCACTTTAGAATTTTAGGCGATGATAGAAAATTACCTTACGGTACTTCTATGTTAGAAAAATCACGTCGTATTTGGAAACAACTATTATTATCTGAAGATGCTATGTTAGTTTATCGTGTATCAAGAGCACCTGAAAGAAGAGTATTTAAAGTATTCGTTGGGAATATGGATGATAAAGATGTGGATCCATATGTACAAAGAGTTGCCAGTAAATTTAAAAGAGATCAAATTTCAGATCCACATACCGGAAATGTCGATATGAGATACAACCAATTGGCGGTAGATCAAGATTTCTTCATCCCTGTTCGTGATGCGTCAGCAACCAACCCAATTGAAACATTACCTGGAGGAACAAACTTGGCAGAGATTGGTGATATTGAATATATCCAAAAGAAATTAGTAACAGCATTAAGAATACCTAAAGCATATTTAGGATTTGAGGAGGCTGTTGGTGATGGTAAAAACTTATCATTATTAGATATTCGTTTTGCAAGGACAATTAATAGAATCCAAAAATGTATGATTGCTGAATTAAACAAGATCGCAATCATTCACTTATTCTTATTAGGATTTGAAGATGAGTTAACAAACTTTACATTAGGATTACATAATCCATCGAAACAATCTGATTTATTGGGTATTGAATTATGGAAAGAAAAAATCACATTATATAAAGATGCCGTCGCTGAGATTCCAAACACGGTGGCACCTGTGTCTGCGTCTTGGGCTAAAAAACATATATTAGGATTCTCTGACGATGAAATTAGATTAGACATTCAACAACAAAGAGTTGAACGTGCAGTATCTGCCGAATTAGGTAAAACTGCTGAGGTTATCACTAAAACAGGATTGTTCGATACCATAGATAAGTTATATGGTAAAAAAGAAGGTGAACCTGCTGGTGATGCAGGAGCAGAAGGTGGTGAAGAAGGTGGAATGCCTGATATGGGTGGAATGCCTGATATGGGTGGAGCCCCTGAAGCGGCACCTGCAGAAGCACCTCCTGGTGGTGAAGTAACACCTGAAGGATTTAACAAAAATGATTTAAACATGTTATTAGAAGATCACCTATTTGGAGGTAGTGATTATATGGATTTGTCAAAAGGAAGAAGCACATTAACAGAAATCAACGATAAGTTGAAAGATTTACTGGGTTAGTAAATATTTATTAATAAAAACACTATGAACACGTTCGGAACGATTAAAACAAAAATAGAAAACGCTTCAGTTGAATTATACGGTAAACCTGAATTCAAATCATATATAACACAATTAAAAACTATGGTTTTAGAAAATAAAGACCTTGCTGAATTGTACTATATCTACGATGATTTATCACAGAAAAAAGGTTTAAGTAAAGATATTGCTGGTGATTACATTAATGAGTCTATTGAATATTCACAAATTTTAATTGAAAATAACGAACGTTCTTTAATGAATGTCGATAAGTGGATTTCTTCTATTGTTAAAGAATCTCAAAATAATTACAGAGATATTGATGTGACAATCTATAATAAATCTATTAAAAATTTAGAATTTGTTTTAGAGTCTAAAAAAAGAATTATTACTAATATCATTTCTGAAGAGAAAAAAGAAATTAAAGAATCGATCAATCTCCCACTTAATACCATGTTAAAAGTGGCTAACAGCAAATTGAACGATGAACTAACAAACATTAGTGAATCTGAAAGAAAAGAATTGGTTGAGTTGTCATCTTTAACTGAAAGTGAAATCAAAACTGAAATCGATACCTTAAAAGAAAATGTAATTTCAAATTTAAAAGTTTCTTTAAATGAATCAAAAGAAACCGAATTAAAAGATACGATCGAAAATACAATTAAAAAAATCAGTGAGTCCAAATACGACAAATACAATCTTTACAAGTTAAGAAAGTTAAATCAAGGATTATGAGTAACAGAAAATTCTTTTTTGGTTGGGAAAACATAAAAAAGGGTATCACTGAACTTATAAGGATATACTCACACAAACCATCTTTTTTTTCCAAAAAAAGACTTGAGTCCGGTATAGCATTTATTGTTGCACAGTGGGGTATGGTTTTTTTTCTTTTAAAGAAATATCCGGATTTAACTATGACTGACATAGTAATGTGGGCAACAATTGAGTTTGGGATTTCAGGATATATCTTACATCAAATACAAAAAGAAAAAAAGACAGAAGAAAATCAAGATTCTAATTGAGACTTCTTTTTTTGTAGATAAGCGGCCTTTTTATTTTGTTCTCTTTTTTTAACTGATTTTTTGGTAAATTCTTGACGTTCTCTTAATTTTTCCAATTGTTTTGTTCGATACACTTTAAACTTATATTGTTTAAGTGCTTGTTCGATAGATCCCGCATTTTTTACCTGAATTATAATCATAAAATTTTCTTGTTTTTATATATAAATATACGGACTTTTTTGAATTTTGACAAATTTTATTTTTTCACTTACATTTGTTAAAACAATAAACCTATAAGGTATGAAGAATGAAAAAAGGAAAGACATCAAAACTAAACATTTTTGATGATGCAAAATGTCACTACGGAACGGTTGACTCAAAAAATTTTAAATCAGTTTACGTAGTATTACAAACATGGATTGAACCCATAAAAGATGATCAAAATTGGAACAAACTAATTGGGGAAATAAAAAGACAAATACAACATACATTATTAGAGGTGGTTGATCACCAAACATTTGAAAGAAAACAAATAGTTGATTTAGACTTACGAACAAGTGGAATACAAAAAAATAAAAAGAGTTTCTTGAATCTTGAAATTACTCTATTTGTTCACAACCAATCTATCGATTTTAAATCACTATTATTAAGAGATAAAATTAAAAGAATACTTGGGTCGGTATACAAAGATGATCTAAAAAATAGCAAGTATTTTATATTAAGCAAGACAAAAACAAAAGAATTCATAACTGACTAATATTTATCTTAAAAATATACTATGAGAATATTAGGACCAAATGATAGTGGTAAAGGAATATTAGTTGAGTGGGATGCTGGAATAATCAACCCGAATGAAGTAAGAAACGCAGACGTTATTAGAGAATCTTACGGACAATTAGAACATTCAAAACCTTTTGAATTTTATGCAACCCTACAGAAACACGGGGTTCCAAATAGAAACGGTAGAGTTTACCCTGAAAGAATTTTAAAAAGAGAAGCCGAAAAATATCAAGACATTATCAAACGTGGTATGTCTATATCAGAATTAAATCACCCTGAATCTTCCTTGATCGATTTAGATCGAGTTTCCCACCTTATAACTGAAATGTGGTGGGAAGGTAATGTTCTAATGGGAAAAATTAAATTACTTACAAGCCCAGGTTTTCACGAAAGAGGGGTTGTTACATCGAAGGGTGATGTGGCAGCAAACCTTATGAGACAAGGAGTCACAATGGGGGTCTCTTCTCGTGGTGTAGGTTCTTTGGTTAAGAAAGGAGAACAAAATGAAGTTCAGGAGGATTTTGAGTTAATTTGTTTCGACTTGGTGTCATCTCCATCCACGCCAGGTGCGTATCTATATCTTAATAAAGAAGACAGACCTACTTACGAAGAAAAATTAGAAGAACACAATAATATTAACGTATTAGGATCAGGAATGGACAAATCTGTTGACTTAATGAAAAGATTATCCGATTATTTAGGTAAATAAAAAACAAATAGAAATGGACGAAAAGTATTTTGTAGCAAAAATCACAACTGATATGGTTGATGATAACACGGGTAAGGTTAAAAAAATCCGAGAAGAAAAATTAGTTAAAGGTTATTCACCAACTGATGTTGAGGCGAAAGTAACTAAAGCTTATGAGAACTACTCAATGGATTGGAGAATTACTGCGATTGTTGAAAGTAAAATTGATGAGGTTATTGAATAATATCATCTAAAATTATTAGAAAAGGGATACAATTTATGTGTCCCTTTTTTTGTGCTTACTAATTTTTTTTGTCTATCTCAACTAAAAAAGTAAATTTTTTAATATAACAGTATATTTATTATGTAAATAAACGATTAACGCATTGCAATTTACAAATGAGTTTAAACAAAAACAATTCGATAGTTGA